CCTTTTGTTAGAATGTCTTTGATATCGACAACATTAGCTGCAATTGTTTCGAGGATAGAACTTGATTCAATCTTATGCAAATCACCATTAGCAACAAGAGATCTGGAAAATTTATTTGGATGGATCTTTTCTGTATCTTCTTTCTTATTGTTCATGTCTTCTAGGTCGCTCTCATTAGATTTCTTTTCTTTACCATCATCGAGCTTCTGCTTTTCAACTTCAAGTATTTCCTTCAAAATGTCATTATTTTCTTTAAGTTGATCGGCTTGTTTTGTTAGAAGTTTGATCTGTTCTTTGAGAATTTTATCGGCGGTGCTAAGATCTTCATCTTCTCCACCGATCATTTTGTTCAAAAAATCTCCGGTCGAATCGACTGCTCCTAGAGCAGATCGTGTGAGAACATTATTTCCGAAAGCATTATATGTTCCTTGTCTGACAAAATTCATCGGAGAGATGTTATCTGACAACTGAGAAGCGAGAGTAGACGAATACTGAGAAAGTAAAGATGATTTCTGATTCTTTGTTCTGGCATTTGGATCTCCTCCTGGAGGAGAATTTGATGGATTTGATCCATGTATGTTAGGTAGATTCATTTATTTTCCTGCTTTCTTCTTTCCATCTCTTGCTTGCGTAAAGTTATGTAAACATCGAGTTCAAAAGGAAACATGTCTTCTATTTCTGTTATAGTAAATCCATGATCAAACCGTAAGAACGTATTTGTGTTGTAATACGATTCGAGTGAGTCGGCGATCATGGCTATTAGAAAAAATCTGATAATCCTTCTAGATGGATGTTATGGTCGTGTTCACACTTCGGACATTTATATTTGATGTCCTGCTTCATTGTTGGGATTGTTTGAAGATGATCATAGATCTTTTTCATCTGCTTGTCATCAAATTGTCCCATCCAATCAATCAATTGATCTTTTGTATAATTTGATATGTCGTAGACTTCAATGTCGTCAAATATAGATTCGATCAAAGATACCATGAATAGCTCTGGATTAGCATCATTACCAGATGCGTATTTGATATCATCAAATGTTGGAGCTTTGAAAGTCATTCCGATAGAATCTGTCACCATCAATTTTGGATTCCATGTTGAAAGATCAATCTTGATATCATTCAGGTTGTAATTCAACTGAATCGGTTCTTCACAGTTTTGACATTTAGTTCCAAGTTCTACAACATTTCCAATAGATTGGATTCTGAGTTGTATGAAGAGATATGCTGCATCTGAAACAGGAATTTCTTTGATATCGACTGTGTCAAATGTACAAGATTTGATTACATCACGTAATGTCTCAAGTGTAGAATCCCAATCATCTGCATCTTTAGAAAGTAATAGAACCTTCTTTTCTTTGTTCACAAATGGTCTATATTTGATCTTCTTCTTCGAGATTGGAAGTTCTAGAATGATAGTTGGATGTGATACGATTGGAAGCTTTTTTTGTGTCATAAATTATACCATGTTGAAATAAAAATACCCGGACATTCCGGGTATTTAAAATGGCGAAAATTTGAAATTATTTGATTTTTGTTATCTTGAATGTTAGATTTCCAGCGGCTGGAGTTTGTGTTGCTCCTGATGTATTAGTGAAGAATGCTTTAACTTGATCTGTTGCTGTTATCTGTGCTGAAAGAACACAATTTGAAAGAGGTTGATCGTAAAATACTTCAACTTTGTCTCCTATAACGGCACCAGTTGCTGTTATGGCTCCAGAAATAAATTGACTTCCATTTGCAATAGCAGTAGGAGTTACAGCAGAATATGCAAAGATAGGAACAAAGCTATCTGCTTGCCATTGCATGTTAGCAACCGTGTTATCTGCTGTTCTGACATATTTCAACGGATACCCTGCTGTAGGTGGATCCAATTCCAAGACATCGCCCGGATATCCTTGTATCGAGTTAGTTCCTGCTGTGTTTGTAGGTCTAGCTTGATTGTAAGGAATCACTCCTTTGAATCTACCTGCTCCCCATGATGCAGCGTTTACCATGTAATCCGTTGGTCTAGCTTGATTCCATGTTTGCCACGCATACCCACTAATACAATCTCCGATATCAAAAAGATGTAGAGCTTGTGTGTGTTCTGGAATTGGAATGTAAGCAATATCAGAATACACGGTATTAGCATCTAATGTCTGTCCAGTAGCAGGAACTCTAAGTACGATAGCTAATCTTGGATAATATCCTTTTGAAGGTGTTCCGCTATAGATATTTGCAACAGGATACAGCACTAGTCTAGTTGATGTGCTTGTTGCATTAGCTGTAGGAGCAGCTCCGTTCTGATTTGTTCTATTGGTTGATGTCTGTCCTGCAAGATTACCGCCTTGAATTCCCATTCTATGGAAAAATCTACGAGGCCAATCGATCGCATACATAACACGATAAAAATACTGAACAGTTGCTGTGCCTTGAGAAGCTTTGCTCCAAGGAGGAGCATTTGGATTTAATGTAGAATCGTAAATTGTTTGGGTTAAATCCATAACATAGATTCCTTCTGATCCCATTTGTGAAATGTTTGGGATAGAATCGATGGAATGATTCAAATTTATCCTGAGTCCAGAACTAATAGAACCTTCTTTCGAAAGAAGGTGGGAGTAATACGTCCAGTCCATGAATTCTGTGATTGCGTCGGTTGTTGTATTCCATTGACCAACGATGATTCCAGTTCTATGTTTTTCTCCGATGTTACCATTTGGCGTAGCTACTCTGAAACATTTTTCTACATTCAATGTAGATGAATCATCTATAGCAATATCACATCCAGGAGACACCATCCAAGAGGCACCAGAATTATAGATGAACTCGAAATCACAATTCTTGATAGATAGGTGTGAATTATTCTTAATTCTAATCTTTGCTTTTGTATTTTGCCAGTAATGCGATCCAGATACAATAAGTGACGAATTATCTGTTTCTATGAACTCGCTCGATGATTCATTATGTCTTCCCATGATATTGACAGCTGTACAATTTGTCAAGAAGATCGATGCAAAGCTTCCGATGATTGTACATCCGCGATTATTCATGAGTTGGATTGAACCACAACAAGACTCGATCACAATATCATCACCAAGATTAGATATTACAATTCTTCCACGAGTTCTATCAGGATTTCTATCGTTTGTGATGTTTGTATCTGTCCAAGAATAATAAGAATCGACTCTCTTTAAATTCAGACCATCCATGTAGACAGATGGAACAACCACTAAATCATGTGCATATAATGTTCTGATGTTTGATATCTTAGCAGGAGCTGATGTATATAAGAAATGTACAGGTACATTCCAATCATTTGGATCTTGCTCAATCACGATGTTTTCAAACACTGTTCCTCTGATCCCAGGATATGCTAATTTCCAAATAGAGCTAGAGAATGTTCCATCTGGATTGTATGCTATGTTATGAGTGAACATGTATCCACCTGGGAACCTAGCATAGTGATCTTTGTATACAGAATTTCCTTGACCATCGACCGCATCAAATCTGCCAGCGTTAGCCGTTGTACATCTAAAAATTATTCCTGGGTGTGATACTATACCAATCGTAGCTGGTGTTTTGATCTGGGCGCCGATCCAATATACGCCAGGCGGTCCTTGTAATGTTACAATCCCGCCTCCAAGAGCTGCAATTTTATCTATAAAATTTTGTATTTTACTATGAATCGGGGCTGATCTAGACCCGCCGTCTGTCATCACTAGAGTATGTGTATCTCCAGATGATGGATTTGCATCCAATACGCCTTTTTGATTACTTGCCATGAAAAATCCTTCTGATTGTTCATTACTTAATTATTCAGATTTTGATTTTTTGATATGTTCCAGCATTTCTTTTGTTGTTCCTACGAAAGCGATATTTGTGGTTCCACCGTTGTTCACAATTGCGCCGGATGATTTATCACTAGACATCATCTTTAACTTCTTCTTCTTTTCATGTAGAGTCATCAATTGCATGTTCATTTCTGTTAGGTTTGCTAGATATGAATTACATACTTCAAAAGCAGAAATTCTTTCTTCGGCTTTAGCAATGTGTATCAAAGCAGAAAACGCTTCTTGACCTTCTCGAATCATAGCATGCATGTTGTTACGAATCATAGCAACATCTTGTTCCATATCGGATGAATCTGGATCGTTGATTACTTCGATTGCTCTTTGTTCTGGATCAACTATCTGAACTGTTGCTAGTGTGTTTGTTTGATTAGCTGGATCATACAAGGGATCTACTCCAAATAGTTCTGATAGTGATTTATCAATTTTTGACATTATCCACCTCCTGCTTTTCTTATAGCATCATTCAATAGAATTTCAACATACGCAGGAGTTGATGGTACAACTGGGCTCCAAACATCTGTTGGTTTAGCTTTTATCACAGGAATTGTACTTGGTCTAGTAGACATTAAAGATGATTCCCAGGTCTTATACACAAATTGAACTTGACATCTGTTGTATTCTCTGGATGAAGTAGATAGAGATATATCATTCACTAATTTTGGATAGACGTTTTTTAATGTAACAGTGTATGTATCTTCTTTGTTTTCGTTGAACTGAACGATATCCAAATATTCTATCATATAGTCTGCCTGATATCTGAATGTTCCAGTCTCTGTCTTCATAATTCCCATGACCCAATCATCGAAGAACTTCTTGACAGACATTCCAGCATCGCATATGAAAGAGCACACTATAGGCGGATACATCTTATCATATGGAACTTCTCTTCTGATGCTATCATCTCTGATTGGTAGTGTTTCGATCACAATCTCTGGAAAATGTACTGCATCTGCAAATAACTGTACAAGATTTACGGTTTCTTTAGAATTTGGATATTTGTCGACATTAGTTGTCATGAATTTAGGAGGAGACAAATATACAGCAAATTTTGATGATTTTGCTACATGTCTTTTCTTTATTTCTGCTGAAAATTCTGCTAAAGTTCTACCCATTATGCATCCTTCGGTGTGTAGAATTTATCGCCGTGCTTATCAATAGCATCTACAATCATTGTTTTTCTTCCTGCTAGAAGATGCGCAGACACTCTATGATGTCCGTCTTGAACATAAAAAGTTCCGTTCTCTTTAACAACAAGAGGAACTTTTTCTGCTTTGCCTGTATCTTTTTCGTATGCTATGCTAATGGCTCTGTGTACGCCTTCTCTTTGAGCAGTAGGCTGACCCTTCCCGATATTTTTTAAGTCAATACGAATGCGTCTAATACGTTTCTTATCGGAATCATCGACGTGATACACTCTTCCGTGTTCTTTAAAACCAACGTCGGTCAAGAAGACTTCTTCTTTATCTGGATTCTTGAAGAATATTTCTTTCTTTGGAACTGTCGGAAGATCTTTTAAATTTGATAAAGCAGTTGAATGTTCTTCTTCAGAAAATTTTCCGTTTTCTTCGAATTCTTCAACAAGACATTCGAATGATTCTAGTAAGTGTTGTTTAAATGTTATCATGGTTTATAGTTTGGATTATTTTTAATTGCATTACGAACATCTCTGTCTTTATCTCCTGCAAGTTTATCCATGTGTTCCTTATGAAGAGAAGGATTCTTTGCTAGGCTCCAACGAACATCTCTGTCTTTATCTCCTACAAGTTTATCCATGTGTTCTTTATGAAGAGAAGGATTCTTTGCTATGTTACGACGAACATCCGAATCTTCATCTCCTACAAGTTTATCCATGTGTTCCTTATGAAGAGAAGGATTACTTGCTATGTTATACCGAACATATTTGTCTTCATCTCCTGCAAGTTTATCCATATGTTCTTTCGAACCATATCTAGCTAAGAATTTCTTATGTTGTTCTTTGATCATAGATATTTCATCGACTGTTGCCAGACGAAGTTCTTGTCAAGATAAGTTTGATTCGGTCCCTTATTGAAATTCTCAATCGGAAGCAAGAGAGCCATGAACCATTGATTACTTGGAATCTCCATGAATTGTGATTGGACTCTATCCAAACGATATTTCTTCACAGCAGAGTTAGCTCCACGATATCTGGATATTCCTCCAATGTATTCCCAAGAAAGACGAAGCTTTGTCTGTTCGTCTAGCTTCTTGTTTGATGCAAAGTCAAGCAAGTTCTTCAATAGAACATAACGAACCTTGTATGGCAAGTAATGGAAGTTCAAGCCAGTAAACGTCTCTTCATCCGCTGAGAACGGTATAACTAGAGGCAAGGAATCATAGTAAGGCAACGTTTTCACGCCTAGGGGATAGTATTGGTACAGGTACATCTTTCCAGGCGTTATAAGGGCTTTTTGGCGGCCTGGCGTAGACATTGCAGAATTACGAGACACCATGCCTCCGAGTCTCTTTGCTTGTGCAGCAAACCAATCTTGAGACTTCCTGAAGTCATCCTTGGTGTATGTGACTTTGGTTGATAGTTGATCTAGGTTATAACGTGGCATTTATTAAAAGTCCGCGAATGGATTCTTCTCGATATCATCAATAATCGTAGAAGCTTCTTGTTTTATAATATCGGTCTTGTCAAACACTTGTTCTTTCTTCTCTGGAATGTTTTCCGGAATGATCTCTGTTCCGTCTTCTTCTGCAATAGGAAGACCCGTTTCATTACTTATATTCTGATTTAAGAGGTCGAATGTTGCATCCAATGCGTAGTTATCAACTTCATCAATTCCTGTATCAAATCTTTCTGACGAGAATGTGAACAATTCGCATTTGAGCTTGTATGTGTAGAGCTTACCTAACTGATAAAATCCACCTGCTCCTTCGCCCTGATGATCAACATACTTGATTTCAAACAGAGAATTGGTCATCGCGAACCATATCAAATCACCTTCACATGGTCGATTAGGAAGAATTGTTACGCCATATTGTCCTACTGTTTTCTCCCATTCTCTTCTTCCGACAGTGAAAGTTGCTTGTTCGTTCACGAAATATCCAAACTTCTGAAGGAAAGCTCCGCCTCCGCCATAATTATCAACTTGATCCAGATAGCATACGATCTTATACGATCCCTTGAACTGAGAAAGACGATCTTCTCCGAGAACTTTATCAACTGCGACTAGAGAACGAGGAATATAATACATCTCTTGTCCATACATCTTGATAGACTCTTCTATTAGATCCTGGACCAAATTTGTTTCCGAACGATTTCCTCTTGATGGAAATAGATGATTTGAGCTGCTCATAGACAGTGTCTTTCTTTATAGTTTGATCTGGCATACGATGCTACTGCTGGATTTTCATCGCTAGAAAGCTTCTTTAAGATATGATCTGGAGATTTATAGCTAGTAGCTAAAGAAGCACGAATGTCATCATCTGGATGATCTGATAATCTAGCATATATGCTATCTGGTATATTCTTTCTTGATCGTTCAACAATGTTTGTTATCAGATCAGAATGTGCATGATCTATAACATCATGCCAATGTTCTTCTGTTGAAGTTGGATGATCAAGAGCCGCTCTTATTTTTATTCTGGTATCAGATCCTAGCTTTCCTAAGCAAGAATCGTTTTTCTTTGACTGTGATATTATATGATCAACATTAGATTTATCCGAATTTGGATGTTCCATCAAATCTGCTACGAAAGACTGATTCATCGCTCGATTTGATATAATTTTATTGATATGATGAGGTTGCAACATTGGATTTTTCTTAATCGTATTAAAGAAAGAATCTCTATCTATCATCTTATCTAGATGATTTGCAGATCCGTATCTGCAAAGGAAGTCTTTGTGTTGTTCTTTGATCATCTTTTTGCAATCCCAATGTCGTCTTCTGTCACAATGATAAATTTCATTCCTCTTTCCTCTGCATATGCTTTAGCTGCTTTCCATTTGGCATCGTTCACTGTCCATGTCATTGCTTCTGTGAGATAAGTTTTCTCTCTCTTGTTCCCTCTTGTTGGAGGTTGAGTCTGTGACTTTGGTTTCACTTCAATCAAGAACTTACGAACAGAATTATCCGGGTACTTAAAAGTTGCCATGAAGTCTACAAAATATCTATGCATCTTCTCATCGACAGGAGAATAATAAGGAATGATAACTTCCTCCGAACTCCATTCTATGCAAGCCGAATGATTATCTAACCACAAGAGAACCTGCCTTTCCCAAGAAGAACGATAGAAGACATTTGTTGGGTCTCCTCGATATTTCTTCGGATTCTTAACTGTGTATTTTCCCTGATGATATTTTGCCATGATTCCTTCCGATGTAACGTACTATTTAAATAGTTGATCGGATCAACAAAGAACTCTATGGCAAATAACACAAATCCAAAATATGGGGAATACATCACAAATCCTCTTCAGAAGAAAGAGTCTGTTCCTTCATACAAATCAACAGGATTCAACTTTAAAGTAAATCAACCTTTGCAGTATCCGAAAGTGAATCATTCTGATCACTTTGTCAGATTCTTTATCAACTTGGATGAAGAATCCAGAATGTTTACAGAGAAAACAGCAACTGCCATAGGAAATATAGATCAGACAGATCAAACCAGACTCAGAAACAAACCTATTGATCAAGGTGTGTTTCAAACTGCTGCAACGATCGGAGGAACAGCATGGGCTGCTGGCAAAAGTGCTAAAGCTGCAACTGCTGCTCTTAAAGGATTTGAAGGAAATGCTGCATTGAAATCAACCATAATTGTTGCTGGAACTGTATTAGGTGCTGCAGCAGGAGGATTAGCAGCTGGATATCTTTCTAAACAAATCAAGATAGATAAGAAACTGAAGAGACTATCGACATACATCACGTTATACACTCCTGCTACGATATCAAATTCTCAGCAAACATCATGGGACAACTATACAGATGTGATGGCTGATCTTCTGCAACAAGGTTCTGATGCAGAAGTGATGAAATCTATCACAATGGGAGGAATCGCAGCTTCTGCTGGAAGAATTATTGCTACATCAGCATCCGATTTGGTGCAGTCTGCTACAAGAACAGCAGCCAATCCAAAGAAAGATCTACTCTTCAAATCTATTTCCAGAAGAGAATTTTCTTTTGCATATACGTTTGCTCCATCATCTTCGGATGAAGCAACAGAAGTAGCCAACATTATACAGGCTTTCAGATTGTTCTCTGCTCCTGAAGTGATAAAAGGAACAATGGAATTCTTGTACACATATCCAGCTGAGTTTGATATAGAATACGGATTCATCAAAGATGGAGTAGAAAATCAGAATCAATTCTTGAACAAGATTAGTTCATGTGTTCTGAAAAGTGTTCAAGTAGATTACTCTCCTAATGGATCATTTCAAACCCTAGAGAATGGAGAGCCTGTTCAGGTTAACATGACTTTACATTTCGAAGAAATCGAAACACTACATCGCGATCGTATCGCAGCAGGATATTGATATGTACTTTGATAAATTCCCATATACGACTTTCGCAGACGGAAAAGAAGAAACCCTCGTATGTGATTTCGTTTCTGCGATTGATATGATCTACAATCCAATAGATTATCCAGATCTTTTCGAAGATTACTATCTACAGGATGGAGAGAAGATAGAAAACGTTGCATATGCTTTATATGGATCAACCGAATATCACTGGGTGTTGATCTACATCAATGGAATCAAAGATCCATACAACGATCTTCCACAGACAGATTACATTCTTCGAGAAGCATGCGCAGAAATTTATGGATCCGTTGATGGATTACACCACTACGAAAGTGCTTCTAATCCAGGAGAAATAGTTGACTTTATCTATACTCCTTCTATCAGAATCACCAACATTGAGCACATGACACAGGAAAATGAGAAGAAAAGAAAGATAAAAGTTCTAAGGACTCAATATTTGTCCGATTTTGTTTCTATGTATATGCAGAAAGTACAAGCATGATTAAAGAACAGCATAAAAATTTCCTAGCAAGATATGGCTCGAAAGAACATCATGATGAATTAGTTCATGATCCAGATTTTCGAGTAAGAGGATTTCTTGCATATAACAAAAATTTACATCCAGATCATATTGATCAATTATTGCATCACAGTGATTATGATATCAAGTCAATACTAACATCTCATCCTAATTTGAATCACGAGCAACTAGATGGATTAGCTAGAATGCACGATCCATCAATTCTGTATAGATTAGCAGAACATCCAAATATCAAAGATCATCTACATACTTTGATAGATAGTACGAATGTTATGGATGCATCACATAATACAGCAGCAAAACTCTATCTTCTGAGTCTTCTGAGAATGAATGATCACTTGGATAAAACTCATCTTGAGAAGCTTATCAATGATCCATATAGCAATTCTGTTAGAGAAGCAGCCCTAGCAAGGAAGAATAGATGAGCACAATTGCATTTGCCGGTGAATATTCTTTAACCAGAGCAGAAATCACTTCATACAATGGAGCAGCTGTTTCTATCATGGAACTTATTCATGAAATTACGATCTATGAGGATATCTACTCTCCTTTTTTGACAATGGAAGTTCTGATTGAAGATCAGATTGGATTATATCATAAGCTTCCTATCATAGGAGAAGAAACACTTACTGTCACCATTACGAATACAGACGGAGAATTTGGATACAAGGACTTTACATTTTCTGTATTCAAGACTAAAGATTTCTTAGAGAAGGGACAGAGAGGATTTATCTACAAGATGTGTTGCATATCAACAGAAGCAATCAAAGATATGAACATCAAGTTGTCGAAATCATACAAAGGAACAGCTAAGGATATCGCGCAGAACATTCTAGTGAAAGAAGGATTGACAACTACCAAGAAAGTTATTGTAGAAGAGACAGATGGAACGCTCGCATACATCTCAAATTATTGGCCTCCAATCAAGAACCTGAAATATCTTTGTCAGAGAGCTGTATCGAAAATTTCAAAGTCTCCATCATTCATGTTCTTCGAGAACAAATATGGATTTTACTTCACATCTCTTGCTACACTGAAAGGACAGGCTCCGATTGGATCATACTTCTATTCTGCTAATCCAGGAACTGATGTTGCAGAATCTCTTCAAAGAGTAGAAGCCATCTACATTGATAGAGGAATAGATTACATCGAGAAGATTCAGAATGGAGCATATGGATCAAATGTTGTATATGTCGATCCAACGAGAAAGTCTTACATGTATAAGTATCTGGATTTTCTACAAATGTTTAATAGTCAACCTCGTATGAATTCTTTGCCATATGGAACCCAAGATGCTACGAGAAGAGTAAACGGAACTTTCAACTGTAACATCACTCCAACATATGCAAGAAATGGCATGAAGGATGAGTATTCCGAAAGATGGTTCCAAGAAAGACTTGGCGAATTGAGTACTCTTCGTTCTTTTGAAATTCAGATCGAAGTTCCTGGAACACTAGAAGTTGCTGTTGGACAGACTACAGATTTTTACATGTATTCTGGAGATGTTCCTGATTCATCAAATACTAATTCTTCGCTTGATCCAGTTTTTTCTGGTAGATATCTGATAACTGGGATTAATCATTCATTCAATAGGACACGGCATGTTATGTTGCTAACATTATCCAAAGACTCTCTAATCAAGGCAAGTGCATGATCAAAGAACAACACAAAGAATTCTTAGCAAAGTATGGTTCAAAAGAACATCATGATGAGTTGGTGCATGATAAAGATCCGGATGTTCGGTTCAAGCTAACTAGCAATCCATCTCTTCATAAAGAACACATGGATAAATTAATCAATGATACAAGCTATATTGTTCGAATGACTCTAGCTAAAAATCCATCTATTCATAAAGAACACATGGATAAGCTAGTGAATGATGAAGATTCAAATGTACGATATGATCTATCTTGGAATCCATCTATTCATAAAGAACATATGGATAAGCTAGTTAAAGATAGAAATTATACTGTTCGTCATGGGTTGGCTAGAAATCCATCTATTCATAAAGACCACATGGACATGTTAATAAATGATGGACATTCAGGTGTTCGATATAGTCTAGCTGGAAATCCTTCTCTTCATAAAGATCATATAGACAAGCTAATGAATGATCCTGATGAAGGTGTTCGATATAGTCTAGCTAGAAATCCTAATCTTCATAAAGAACACATTGACAAACTTGTGAATGATCCTGATGAAGATGTTCGGAATTCTATTAAACAACATCCAAATTACAAGCCATGATCAAAGAACAACATAAGAAATTCTTAGCAAGATATGGCAATCCCGATCATGTTGATATGCATGATGAAGATATCCATGAAGATATCGCTATGAATCCTCTGATCAAGAAAGAGCAAGGAGAACATCTATTGAATCATTCACATGATGGTGTAAGAGGAATTTATTCAGATTATACTCCGCATTACGACCATTTGCTGGAGCTATCAAAATCCAGATCATCTATGGTTAGAAATGGAACTGTTTTCAATGACTTAGCTGATCATAAGATATTTGAAAATAATCTAGGATTCATTGCACCAGAAGCATATGTAACGAATACTATATCAAGACATAAAAATGCATCAAAGAAGAACCTCGAAACAATAGTCGAAAAAGGACTAGCTGGGGAATATAATGCAAAGAAAAGATTAGAAAAGGGAGATTATATCAATGATCTATGATGCAGTAGTAGAGAACATCAATGATCCAATGAAACTCGGAAGAGTTCAAGTCCGTGTCTTTGGATTGAACACAGATAACACTGCATTGATTCCAACCGAAGATCTGACATGGGCAAGAGTCTTGATGTCGAACTCGTCTGCATCCATGTCAGGGATTGGTTTATCGCCTTCAGGTTTACTTCCTGGAGCATGGGTGATGGTAGCGTACCAAGATGCAGAAGAACAGTACCCGATAGTGATTGGCTCTTATCATGGAATTCCATCTTCGGCTTCAACGACAACCAAAGCAAACGATGATCTGGCATTCGCATCAGTAGAAGTTCATAAAGATGCTCAAGCAAATCAAGGAACATATACTCCTCCGGATAGCGATCTAGTTCTTCCAACATCAGATTCAACCGATCTTTCTAGCATGCCTATCGTTCCTCCAAAAGGAACACCAAATTACGATGCAGCTACGAAAAATATTGGAATCATAATTGCATCATGTAAATCTGCAGGAATTACAACAAGAAAAGCTATTGCATCGATTCTAGGAGTGATTGGTGGAGAGTGTATGTGGATTCCAACAAAAGGGAACTACAATTATTCTTCTAATAGACTTACAGAAGTTTTCCCATCCGTTTTCCCTACGATAGAATCGGCAAAGCCATATGCAAACAATCCAGTAGCTTTACCAGAAAAACTCTATGGCGTAGGAACAAAGAAGGGATCTGTTTTAGGGAATACTCAAGTAGGCGATGCTTCTAGATATATTGATAGAGGATTTCTTCAGCTTCTTGGAAGATACAATTACAATAAATACGGCAATCTAGCTTCGGTTGATATCATTTCAAATCCAGATTTGATGATTTCAAATCCTGTCATATCAGCTAAAGTCTGTATTGCCTATGTTTTGGATAGAGTCAAAGTTTCACAATCATCTGATGGATATTTTGATGCTGTCAAGAATGCTGTGGGCAACAATACACCTGATATAGCAATCAAGAAAAGAAAATTCTATGAATACTTCATGTCTGGTGCTGATAATTCAACAAATAATGAAAAAGAGATAGATCAGACTCCTCCTGAAAAGTTTGACATAGCTGCAGCAAATGATCCTTCTATCTATTCTGCTAAAGCTGGATTCTCTGATCCAGATGGAAAATATCCATTGTACATCAATGAACAAGATACATCCAGGTTAGCTCGCAGAGAAAGACTTGATAAGACAATTGTTCAAAAGAAGAACGATAATCGTGTGAAGGGAATAGAGTCATTCAATACAAAATGGGATGAACAAATCAGCCCATACAATACAACATATCCATTCAATCAGGTTAGAGAATCTGTAGCTGGACATGTCATAGAGATAGATGATACACCAAATTCAGAACGTCTGCATATCTATCATAAATCTGGTTCATATGTTGAAATCGACAATACTGGATCCAGAACAACTCGTATTGTTGGATCATCTTATGAAATCATAGATTATAATGGACATATCTATATCGGTGGATCATGTAACATTACCATCGGAGGACATGCTAATGTAACTATTGGCGGTGATGTGAATGCGAACATCGGTGGATCGGTCAAGGCTAATGTATCGGGTGACGTTGATTTGTCTGTAGCTGGAGACATTGCAGCCTATGCAAAGAATATCAATCTTGAAGCAATGGAACAGATTAGTTTGAAAGCTGGTCTTGCTGTTTCTATGGATGCTGCAATGATCAATATGAACAGTGGTGCTTCTGTACCATCTGGGCTATCTGCTCCGACAACATCTTCAAGTCCATCAATAAAATCTAATCCGGTTCCGACTAAAGCATCTGACTCAAAAGCTGTTCTATTCGAAGCAGATGGTGACTCATTCTCAGGCGATAACTTTATCAAAGAATCTGTTGCAAATGGTGAAATATCAGCCGATGCTGCTACTAAAAAGCCAGTCGAAGGAGACTCATCGAATGTTTCTGGTAAAAATAAAGATCTGATTCCATCATCATGTGCTCAGATTGCATCGATGGATCGATATCCAGATAACCTCAGATTATCTCCTAATTTTACACTCGGACAGGTTTCTAGTCATGCTGCTGTATCCTCTGCATCTGTTAGAGATCAAAACGGATTAACATCAGCTGAAATCGTATGCAATCTTCAAAATGTTTGTTTAAATGTGCTTGAGTTTGTGATCAAGAAATATCCAAATGTTTTTGTTACATCTGGATTTAGATATCCTTCATCAAATGCTAGATCTCAACATCCTAACGGAGAAGCTGTTGATCTTCAATTCAAAAATGTGTCGAAAGCAGAATACTATAAGATAGCTTTGGACTTGGCTCAGAGTATTCCTAACTTTGATCAATTCTTGCTTGAGTATGCTGTGACTACAAATAATCCATGGATTCATATTTCATGTACCAGAAAATCAAACAGAAGACAAATCATGACATTCTACAATCACAAGAAATACAAAGATGGTCTAGTTGACCTCTCTTAAATATTTGATATTAATTTCACCTCTTTCTAAAAGGAAAATAACATGGCTGCAATGACCGACTTTCTCGAAAACAAACTTATTGATTTCATCTTCCGTGGACAAGCATTAGGTATTACTGGCGCATCAGCTGCTGCTGGTACTGGACCAACATCGCTCTATATGGCTCTCTTTACCGCTAATCCTACTGATACAGGCGGTGGAACAGAGGTATCAGGTGGCTCATATGCTCGTGTTGCTGTTTCATCGACTCTTGCTAATTGGGCTGGTACTCAAGCTGCTGCTTCGACTACTGCATCAAGCGGAACTTCAGGAACAACTTCAAATAACAATTCGATCACATTCCCATCACCTACAGCAAGCTGGGGCGTGATTACTGGATTTGGTATTTTTGATGCATCCACTGCTGGTAATCTTCTGGTTTATGGTGCCTTGACGACAAGCAAGACTGTGAACAACGGCGATGCTGCTCCATCATTCACTGCCGCTGCTCTTACATTCCAAATCGATAATTAATCATGGCTCATATATCTGATGACAGAGTACTAGAAAGTACAACGTCAACAGGAACAGGAGCATTAACACTTGCTGGCGGACTGACTGGATTCAAGACATTTGCTTCCAGTATGTCCGTGGGCGATACTTGTTGGTATGCTCTATGGGCTGTTGACGCTAGTGGAAATGCAACTGGAGACTATGAAGAAGGACTCGGGACATATAGCTCTGCGAGTACTTTAACTAGAACGACAGTATTAAAATCTTCAAATGCTAATGCTGTAGTCACACTTGCTGCAGGAACAAAATATGTAGCAATTGCCGCTCTTTCATCTAAAATATTAGGAATAGATAACGAAGCAAAATCTGTTCTTCCTGTCAATGCTGCCACTGCTACGATTACCACACCTTCTGCGTCTGCTTTCTATACAAGAGCATGGGCTGGTAGATCAATGTTCGCATTCATTGGTGCTGATGGAGTCGAGCAACTCATGCAGAATCACCTAGCATCTGCAAAACCAGGATTGTGGCTCCCTCCTGGAAATGCCACGACTGTTCCAGGTGTTACCGGATTAACTGCATGGACAACAACTGGTACAGCAACCGCAAGAACTGTTGCTACAACAAATAAAGCAACTCGCCTGAAAAGATTAGGTTATGTTTCTGCTGCTACTGCTGGAGCTCTTGCATATCAATATTCCGCGTCTGCTCAATTCACATGTGGAACAGGTACTGTTCTTAATGGTGGTGGGTTTCTTTTTGTAATGCAATTCGTTCCTTCTAACGCTGCGGCTGTATCTGGTGAACGATTTTTTGCTGGAATATCTTCAAACGTCGCTGCTCCTACCAACGTAGAGCCTAACACGTTAACAAATACAATAGGCGTTGCTCAGTTATCAACAGATGCAACTCAGTTATATCTTGTATATGGTGGATCAGCAGCACAAACAGCGATTGCATTAGGAGCAACAAACTTTCCAGGAGCAACATTAAGCACGACAGCTTTTGAAATTGCAATTTTTGCCCCATCTAGTGTAGCTAATACATATTACGTCCAGATCACGAATTTAAACACAGAAGCTATCTACACAAATACATTGACAGGAGCTGCGACAATAGTTCCACAATCAACAACTTTACTTGCTCCTAGAATCTGGAAAACAAATAACGCAACTCTGCTTGCTGTTGGATATGACATGGTAAGCACATATCTTGGATCGGAGTGTTAAAATGTATACATTGAATGAATTAACTGGGATTGTAACTAGAGATTCTGATGGATCAATTTGTGCTCCTTGTGAATCTATAGAAGATCCATTGTTTATAGAATATCATAACTGGATCGAAGCTGGAAATTCTCCAAATATTGTTGCTATTGCTCCTTTCGATCCAATAGCATATGAAAAAGATATCATCGATAGAATTCAATTTCTATTAGACTCTACTGCTATGTCCAGAGGATATGATAGCATTCTATCTGCAGCTAGCTACGCTGTATCAAATCATCCAAGATTTGGCGTAGAAGGAAGAGCGTTCTCTGATTGGAGAGACGCTGTATGGGATAAATGTAATCTCATTCTTCATGATGTCAATAATGGACTACGATCGATTCCATCTGTTGATCAGATCATATCAGAACTTCCTGCTCTTTCTATTTGATAGAATCAAATGGCATTTCGTAGTTACAGTTATGCTTCTAAATCTGGCGGGGAAACACTAGCTCTTCCTGCTGGTACAGTTTCTGGCGACGTATTAGTTGCTTTTGTTGAATGCGATACATCTGTATATGGTAATGTTGTATTTGATGGAACATGGACTAGAATTGTTTCATCTTCTCTCGCTGGTCCAGATACACAAACTTTAGAAATATGGTATAAAACAGCAGGATCGTCAGAACCAACGCCTACTCCAACGCTTGGAACATCTGATTATCAAATATCAATAGGCGCATGGTCTGGAAGAACGGGAGTAGTTAATGTAAACGCTGTTACATTATCGACAAATGCGAACTCATCTCCTTTTACGACAACGACTAATAGTCTTACTGTCGGAGCAGGCGATGATGTTATTCTTATATCATCGCTAGATACTACAGCTAGTGCATTTGGTGGATCGCCATCATTATCATCCGGATTCACTTCCCAAACATATCATGAAGCATATTTCTTAGCTTCATCGATTCAAAGAATTGATTCTGCTTCTGCTGGTACAATTACCGGAGCTGTCACATGGACTGGAGGAGCAAATGCTGGATGGCAAACTGTTCTTTTAGCATTACCTAATGGCGCAATCCCTCCTGTAATAACAGCCCAGCCAACGAATGCAACAACGAATACAGGAAGCGATGTTACATTTTCGGTAACAGCAACAGGAGCTACATCATATCAATGGCAAAATAACGCATCTGGAAGTTTTGTTGATATTGCAGGAGCGACATCGAGTTCATATATAATATCCCCTGTTACAAATTCTGTAATCGGAGTTCTTTATAGATGTAATGTAATAAATTCAAATGGAACAACGACATCTTCATCTGTTGGGATTTCTGTTCTATGGAACTTAGTTGGAACTGGGCCTAGATATTTTCCATCTTATTCTTATCCATACGGATCTGGTCCATTTGGATCTTTATTGTCTAGCAGAGTTGGAGTATCTACATCTCCAATAAGCCCAACATCTTTATATTCTGTTGCTTCGATATCATCGATTTTATCAACTGGAATTTTACTTTCTGGTACATCATCAACAATTGTATCCAGCTCTTCTTCGATAACAACTGCAGTCAATCTAACCGCAGTTGTTTCCAACTTATCTTCTAGTTCTTCGAATCTTTTAACTGGAATCTCCCTAGCTAGTAATTCGATTTCTAGTTCAACGAATTCTGGAATTCTTTCTACTTCGATAAATTTAGCTGGATCGATATCTTCAAACGGATCTGCTAATGGATCTATTTCTACTCAGATCTATCCATCTGTTACTTTATCATCTGTAGCATTTAGTACATCTTCTTTATCTACAGGAATTGCTCTTGTTGGTAATACATCAGCTATTTCTGCATCAAGTGGAAGTATCTCAACTCCTGTTAATCTATCTGCAAATGCTACGGCTTCGGAATCAACATCTGCAGATATAACAACTAAGATTAATCTTGCTGGTGCATCAAACGCTGTATCATCGATTTCTTCGAGTCTTAGTACACAGATATACCTGAGTGCTAGTTTATTGAATGTAGGTGGATCTGTAGCATCTATGGCTACTGATGTTAGGATTACGTCTGTATTAACATCAATAGCAAGTAGTTCTGCGAATCTTTCAACTGGAATTCCTCTTGTTGGAAATTCCAATGCATCTGTATCCAGCTCTTCCTCGATAACAACTGCAATCAGTCTAAATGCTAATTTGATAGATGTCTCTTCCACATCATCAAATATTCTAACATCTATCAAATTAGCATCGGATGTTGTTTCTAGCTCAGCATCATCTGCTAATCTTTTAATAGCATCTGGATTTGCATCTGGTGCATCTTCTGTTTCTACAGTTTCTACAGCAAATCTTTCAACCGGAATTCCTCTTGTTGTATCTGTTAATTCTACTTCATTAGCTACATCATCGGTATCAACTGGAATTCCTCTTTCTGGTAATTCAAATGCTTCCTCGTTAAGCTCTTCTGGTCTTTCAACTGGAATTCCAATTGCTGGTAATGCGTTAGCAACTTCGACGACTACATCTGGTATTTCTACGAATATTAGATTATCCGGGAATATATCAACTGTTGCATCGAGTTCTTCTGGGATATCAACTGGAATTCCATTAAATGTTACTCTGTCAGCTGTTGCCTCGACGAATGCAGATTTAGCAATTATATCTGTTATATCCAGCAATGTAAGTTCCGTTGCATCTACTTCATCTGGATTAACAACTGCAATCAGACTCAAGATTGATACGGTATCATCCGCTGTTTCTTCATCTAATCTTTCTACAAATATTAGATTTGCTGGCGATGCTAATGCAAGCTCTTCTTCAACTGCATCGATTAATGTATCAACCCTAATCCGATCAGATTTATTTGTCGTATCAAATTCTACCGCAAGTCTTTCTACCAATTTCAATCTAGTTGGTAATGTTTTATCGACTGCGACTTATTCTGGTGCATTGCTCACTCAGATAACAACATCTGGATTTGCTAATTCTACATCGGTATCTTCTGGTGCATTATTATCTGCAATTAGATTGAATGCGATTACATCAAGTTCTGCAACATCAAGTGCAAACCTAACAACAATCACTCGACTGTTCTCTGCTCTTATTGCTGTATCGAATACATCAAACGCCGCTCTGAATACTGGAATTCAACTTGGTTCGAATCTAGTATCCGTTGATACAGCAAATGCAAGCATGTCAACTCTGATAAAGTTGACAGCCAACGTATCTTCGATATCTGTTTCAGGATCAACTTTATCGTTTATAGCTTTGATGAATAGCAATGCCTCTGCATCTGCTGCATCAAATGGATCGTTAGCTACAGGAATAAAGATATCATCAGACTCTTTATCGTCTGCTCTATCTACAGCGTCTTTATTGAATTCGATCAGATTTGTTGGATCTAGCACTGCTAATGCATCTACGACTTCGAATCTTTCAACTGTAATCAGTTTAAATTCTTCTGTTTATGGTGTATCAAGTGGATCTGCAACGATATCAACTGCTACTAGATTTGCTTCGAACTCGATATCTTCTAGTAATACAACATCTGATCTGTCTACTTCGATTGTAATTAGATCGGATGAGATTGTTAGCTCTGTTGCAATATCCAATCTCACTACATCGATTAGACTCGAATCCAATCAATCAACATCTTCTGTATCGATAGGAACATTGAGTGATGCCTTCCATGTTCGTGTTATTTCAGATAGCGAATCGACTGGATATCTTTCAACAGAAATTCATCTAGCAGGATCTGTAACTTCTGGTACATCTGTTGAATCGGATATCTTAACATCGATCTCTCTGAAATCCAATGTTTATTCTGATTCAACATCAATACTAGACACTAGCAAACTTCTGGTTTATAAGACAGGAACAAAAGTTATTGTTCCTGTTTACGATACATTTACATTCATTCTATCCGATAAGAATTTGATTTCGATAGAAAACAATCTATCTGAAACAAGAGTTCTTCCAGAAGAAACCAAAATAAATATCAGTGCTGATGTATCATTGATCAAATCTTTGGCTCAGACATCTACCATAAAAGTTCCACCAAATATAGATTAAAGGATACCATGATTCTAGAAACATTTAAGAAAAGTCCAGTTGAAGTGATAGACTATGACTTCGACTTCAGTGCTTGGTTACTGAAGAGAGGGAATGATATGATATCATCTTTCACAGTAACTTGCTCTGATGGCTTGTATATCACTCAATCAACGAAAATTTCAAATGTAATCAAAGCATTCGTAAGCGGAGGAGTTGATACAAAATCATACGAGGTTTCATGTGTCATTAACACTGCTGGCGGACGCACTAAAGAAGCTAAGATTAAAATTATCATAGGATAAGTCATGTCAACTACTCAACTAATCGATGCATTGCATAAATCTGCAGGAAATGTCTTTGAGACATATAAAAGAACACACATACATCATGTCAATGTCGAAGGACCAACATTTAAGCAAGATCATGATTTCTTAGGTGAATTATATGAGCAGTTCAATGAAATATTTGATACGATTGCTGAACTTATCAGGATAGAAGATTCAATTTTCAAATA